CAATCATGTCCTGAACCTGCGAAATCCACGGAGCCTTATCAGTAGACTTAGTAGTACGAATCAAACGATTCATCTCGGGCGTAACCTTATGGAAGAAATAGTTATCAATCGACGGGATATCAATAGCGTAATCAGGATTCAAACCATACTTCGTGCGGAACCCATCCATCCGCATGTTATACAACTGGCGCATCTCCTCAAACGCAGCAGTCACCTGATCCGCCAACGCTTGAGCCTCAGCAGGCAACTGCGCTGTGGGCGCTGTGGTACCCGGTTCAATCAACGTAGCGATATCATTCCTATAGGGAGACTCAGCCAACTCTTTCAACAAGCCACGATAACGAGAATTCAACACAGCAGTCGTGATGCCCGCCTCACGGCGGGCAGCCAACGAACCAGCATACTGGAGAACAGCGGTACGGGCCTCACCACCAGCATCATTCCAACCCCTGTTGCGTGCAGCCGCAATCAAATTGCGGCGAGTACCAACAGTGGCCAAAGCAGGAACACCACCCCTAGGACCGATCTTCGACAACACATCACCAACACTGGCACGGCCACGGGCCACAGTGCCGCCCACAGCACGGGCAGCACGACCCGTGCCACCAAGCACCCCCTGAGAACCCCACGCCCAAGCAATACCCTCAGGTTCCAGAATGCCAGCCTGAACCAACGCCTGACGTTCAGACCGCTTCAAACCCCACTCACCCAAACGATACAACCGTTGCGGATTCTCCAACAAACTGGGAACAGCCCTGACAGCATCATCCTGCAACAGTCGTGCCGTCAAAGCGGCACGACCAGCCTGACCAGCCCACTGCCCCGCCCCAAACGTCACATACGACAACGGATCAGTTAGACCCTGAAACGTCAACTCTGCTCCAGCATCCACAATAAACAAACCGCCGTTGATCAACTTGTCAACCCACCCAACACCAGTCGGCTTATTCACCTTGTCCCGAATGTTTGGAACAGTCAACATATAATTAGGGTCTTTGACTTTCTCCTGCCACGACCTGCGAGTGCTGATCCTTTCGGACGGCAAACGGAAAACATCACGCCCACCAGAAGGCACAGGAGTGACATCAACACTGGCCTCAGACTCAGGGATAGGGCCACGACCAGCGGCAGCACCATACGCACCAGAAACATCAAGCGCCGCACCAGAACCAATCATCCCCAACGCTTCAAACGGCTCAGCAAAAGTTGCTTGAACCCCCCGCGCTCCAACAGGCAACCATCCCAAACCCTCCATGATTCCCTTGCCAGCAAGACCCAGAACCTTGCCAGTCAACCCCAGCCCCGGCAACGTGCCACCACCAGCAATCGTGGACAACTGCTCAATCAATCCCTGCTTGCGCTCAGGGGAAACACTGGGATCATCAACGATTCGTTCATACTGGGTTTGAATCACATCCTGCACATCGGCAGGAGTAACCGTGTCATCTTTTACCGCAGCCGCAGGCTGCACCCGAGGAACCGAAACATCACCAGACGACGGAACAACAGGTTGATAGCCACCCGAATCAACAGGCTGCACGGGAGCAGGCTGACCAGTGGGCTGACTCGCAGGCTGACCAGTAGTAATGTCAATCCACCCGTCATCCTGACGGGGCATCTGCTGTGGACGCCTACTGAAAGGCGATCTGGTGATAGGCATTACTGTGAGGCTTCCAGAACTCCGATACCCAACAATTGTCTCATAGCGTCTTGGAAAGGTGTGCGACCCTTGGCGGCCAACGTGCGACCAGCACGGGCCGCACGCAACCTAGCAGTATCTTCCTCCGCACCAATGATTGCCTTCAACGGATCAACCTGAGCCTGACGGGCCAACACACGCTGAGCACCAGACGGACCAGACACATCCGCAATCGGACCCGGCATCGCAGATGCCGGTCCGCCAGACGGCTTCGGCTTGAATGGTTCACGCCTAGCAGCCAACATTGATTCAGCCAACGTCCTAGTCGTGCCACGCTGCGTCGGCTTACGCAACGCCAACACCTGCTCGGGAGTGAACTCGTACTGCTGCCCCGGCGCAGGCAACTGCGCCAAAGCGGGCAGCCCAATCTCCGAGAAATAGTCACGACGCAACTGCTCGTAATCCAACGGTGCTTGCTCAGGCAGAGCGGCCACAGCCTGATTGTATGCCGCCAATTCCTGCTGATAATCCCGTTCAGCCCGTTGATTGAAGTCACGTTCGTTAGCGAGAATCTTCAAATCTTCTTCCAACCCAGCAGGTAACTGGACCGCAGGAGCCAAACCGAATCTTCCCGTGGTTTGCTGACCGCCACCCAAAGCGGTTTCCAAAGCAGCCAACTCGCCCTCAGGGTTACCGCCAAATAGATACACATTCAACAACGTCGTGTTGATCAAATCCAGTAACTCAGGATCATTCTGTGTGGCCGCACGCCACTTGTTCTGAATCTGCCCGACAATGGGGGTTTCGATAGGGGCAATGGGAGGCAACAACTCTGATTGTGAAGCAGCATAATCACGTTCAGCAGCCTGCATGGCTTGCAGCAAATAGTTGCGCAAACCTTCAGCCAACACCTGCTCATTCACCACACCGCTACCGACACCCAAAGCAGGAGTCAGCAACGCTGACAGATCGGTGCGGCTCAACCCCTGTTGAACAGCACTGATCGCATCAGGAGACAGGCTCGTAGGAACCTGCGCTGCCAGTAGTGCCGCCAACATTTCTTCGTTCATCAGCCACCCGCCTGCTTCAACTCGTAATCAAGAATCTCATCCTCAATAGCCTTCCGTGCAGCCGCCTCAGCGTTAGCGATCCGCTGTGCTTCAGCCAAACGGACAGCCTCCAAGTTGCGCAATCCTTCCTGCTGCATCAACACGCTGGCCGCCTGACGAGCGGCACGCTCAGCCTCCAAAGCAGAAGTCATACCAGACGAATACTGTTGGCTGGCAGCCAACTGCTGCGCCAACAACGCCTCATTCAACATGCGAACAGCGTCCACATCGGCACCACTTGCACCGATAGCCTGAAGATAATTCATGCCAGCCGCCGCAGGAGTCTGCGTCTGCTGGACAATGAACTGGAACGCAGCCTCAGGATCAATCTGTGCTAGGCGTGCTAACGCTTGTGCGCTGGCATCATCAATCGACTTTCGACTGGCCGCTGCGGCAGCCGCCAAAGCGGCACGCATCGGATCATACTGGGCTGACACACCAGCCAAACGATCACGCAACAAATTGATTGCACCCGAATAGTCAGATCCAGCAGCGGCACCACCACCACCGCCACCTGAACCACCTGCACCACCAGCACCACCTGCACCGCCAGCCAAACCAGCAGCAATAGCGTTCTTCGTCCTAATGTTTTCAAGGGCCGTATCAAATTTTTCCAGCCACGGATCGTACAAACGCTCGTATTGGGTGGAACCCTTGCCGCCAGCGAACATGCTGGACATTGCGCCACCCAAACCGCCAGTTGTCAGTCGGTCCTGCCCACCATACTCGCGTTTCAACGCCTGTTCGAACGCATCCACATCGCCCAACGACGGAGCAATCTGGCGGGGAGCGGGACGGCTCAGGCCACGATCCGACGGGGGACGATTCTGCTGGCTGGCATAACGTCCAGCAGTACCACCAGTCCGCTGACGCTCCAACTCGGCAGGGCTAGTCGGCGCAGAACGAACTGGAGTAGGGCGCTTCGGAATAGTTTTCTGCTTCTCGTCGTCAATCTGCCACGGTTGCCGCCTGATACGACGACTCAACATCCCATTAGCCATAACGAATCAACGCCCCCCCAAATCAATAGCACGACGACGGGACGCACGGGTAGTGCGACCCGACCCACGACCTTTCTTCTGAGCCTTAGAGCGTGGATGCAACTGGTCAACGGCTTTTTCACCAGTCCAATAAGTCCGACGCTTCTGCGTCCTGTAAGTAGTCTTGCCTGAGCCACGGCCATAACCGTAACTAGAAGGAACAGTTCGCCTAGCGGGCTTCGACCAATCTTTGTCATCTCTCATAATAACCCCTAACTGAACAAGCCTGACATCGGCGCATACTGACGCAAAGTTTGCGCATCAGAAATAATCTGCTGCTGCCTAGACAACTGCAACTGATCCAAATAATCCTGCAAATCCTGTGCCGCCTGCTGACGTTGCAACTCCAACCGTGTCTGCTCAGCCTGCTGCTCCGTAGCAATATCACCCAAACGCTGCTGCTGAGCGCCCACAAAGTCCTTCATGGCACGCTGGAAAACACCAGACCTGCCCAACCCGCGGGCCGTGAAACCAGTGATCTGAGGGGCCGCAGCCTGACGGTACGCCTTGGTAACATCACGGGTAGTGCGTTCCGTCCGTCTAGCCAAATCAGTCAAACCCAACTGGGTTTGCAGATTTGATTGACGAGCACGCCGACGAGCGCTGGCCTCAGCCAGCCCATAATTGGTGTCAGCAAAAGAAAAATCGGCCATCACATATACCTAGTTCGTTCTATAGTTATCCACAGGTTACGGTAAACACAGGACATGCACCTTCACATCAGTGTTATTACGGTTATTGCCGCTAGTAGCCACAAGAAAATGGAGACCAATATTCGTATCATCCACTGAATCAATGTGGAAGGCCCCCTGATTATGTGTAGTAGAATCGACAAATGCCTCGGTGACCTGCACCACTGACGGTGTAAACGGGGCGTTATGCGGAAAAACCAACTCCCCAACCGCATCCGTAGTCCCCTCATAAACAAACCAATGCCCCACATTGCTAGAGAAATAGCGGCGCAAATATTCGGTCAACGACAAGAAGATGTTGCGCAACGGCAACTGGTCAGGGCCACGCAAACTGGTGAGTTGCGGGGCGAACCACGGTTCGTCCCGCCTCACGGCTTATAACCCCGTGGATTATATTTGAACGTGATGCCGTTCACACCCCACTTCGCTGAATCATTACTAGACAACTTCAACTGCACGGCACGACCCAAACCCAAACTGTTACCACGGGACACCTCAGACCCGAACGTCTGAACCCACTGCGACGGAGAACCCGCACCAGTAAACCCCTCGGCAGGCACATCAAACTGTCTCTTTAGCGTCAACGAATCCCAATCACGGTACACAGCAACCGACAAATCATAGGCAGCATACTCGCGGTTCAACACAAACTCAGGGCGACGCCAGAACTTCTTTGAATGCGCCGACCCAGCATCCTGCCACGACGTAACATAAAAAGAACTGAACGGGCTGAAATAACCCAACACGTTGTCCGTATACAAATTGCGATCAAAATAAAACACCTGCGGCTTCGTCGGATGAACAAACAACTCCTTAGAGTTGTTGTTCGAATCAACAAACAAAGCACCAGACCCCAACCCAAACCCGTCAGCAATCTGATATTTCGTCCAAGCACCAGACTTATCCAACGTAGAATCCCACACATACGTCGAAGTCACATCATCAGACTGGGTTTGACCATCCCACTTCACATCGGAATCATCATACCCAACACCCAACGAATCAAACGTCAAACCTCCACCGGCATAAAGAATGCCGGTGTCGCGATAATTGACACCAATCATCGAATACGTTTCCGCACTGGTAGACACACCAGTCGGCAACGACACATACACCTTGCGGCCCACAGCAGACACACGCACCGCGGCCAAAGCAGTATCATTGAACTCGTTTGTGTCAAACAACGGGCGCAACTGCTCAAACATATAATCAACAGTGCGACCATCGTACACAAACAAACCGTTCTGGCCGTCAAAGAAATACAACCCAGTTTCTGTGGCCGCTATGGCACTGGGGTTGACACAACCAATATCTTCAGTGACGGTAACAACTTGGAAAGTGTCGTCACTGTAGCCATAGATCGCATAAATAGCGTGTTCTTTGAACACGACAATATGCCCGTTGAACGACACCAAAGCAGTAATCCCACGGCCACCGCCAACAACATCAATATAATCATCTTCACGCCACGACTCGGGGAACAACGGGTGAGAGAACCTAACCCTGTCGGGATATGACGTACCGTCCTCGCCAGTGTACGCCACCCAGTTCCTGTCAATATGGAACGTCACATGCCTGCATTGCGGCATGTGACCAGTAGACGGTGACAACAAATCATTCTGCCAAGCACCAGTACCATTAGCAGTCAACGCAGTCTTAGTGGTCCCGTCCCATTTGTGCGCACCAGAACCACACCCACAAGCAACATATGCCACATCTTCATTGCCGTCAGACCAACTGGAAAACACTGCACCAAACGGACTGGAAGCCGTGCTGATGGTCGTATCAGCGAACGTCCCATCGCTGGAATAATAGACGGTATCGTTAGCCGACAGCAACATTTGCGGAGTGTCGGATTCCCAAAACCACAGGTTCTGCGAAGTTCCCCAGTTCTGCGGCAACACGCCAGCCACATTCGTAGAACCCCATCGTTGAAGTCCACGCCGTTGAAACACGCCGCCCCGAGGATCAATGTCCACATTCAACAAGTCAGGCGACTCGTTGCTGTTTAGATTGAACACATCGGCCCGAAGATTCAGGCCGCCTGTGAAATCCTCAATGGCGAACGCACGCATGTCAGAATTCCAGCGAACCCCAACGATGCTTCCGTCCACCAGACGACAGCACCACAGGGGAGTATGATTCAGGCTTCATAATATCCCGACGCAAAAACGCCACACCATCATTGAATGCACGCTCATACTCTGCCGCCATCTGCGGCGCTTCCTGCGCCCTGTAGATATGCGACACCGCATAATAGACCAACGGCAAATCAAACCCGTCAGGCCCATCAACCGTACCCCCACTAGTAATCCAATCATTAGGATTCCTGTAGGCACGAACCTTCAACGTGTAAACACCGCTGGGTTGTGGGAACAGATGCAACTGGTCAGCCCAGAACGCCACAAACATAGGGCGTCCCGGCGCATCAGACGCACCAATATAATAGTCCTCCGCCATATCATACGAAATCCACTCCAACCGAACATTCACCTGATCGACCAGAGAAACAATCTCACGAATATCATCATCCGTGTAATCATTGATCGTATACGACCGTTGATTCGCCACTGTGTTGAATTGGAACGACACCTCCAAATGAGGCCAACGTCGCTCCAAATCAATAATCCTGTTATAGCCGTCCTGAATATACAGATTCAACAAGGCGTCCGACACATCATCGGACTCGGTTTCTGTGATCGCTCTGGCATTGTCACGAATCTGCGCTAGAGTCAACCTGCTCATCGCCATCGACAACACCACCCTTCTTCTTGAATGACCTCAGATGACCCATACAGTATTCCGTGCCTTTGGCACGCATACCCTCACAAGTATCCTCATTGGCCGTACATTTGTTCCCCCTGCCCACATACGGTGCGGACGGTGCCGCAATGCGAGCACCGTCCATATGCGCCAAACGAGCGTCCACAGCGGGACGACCGTACAAACTATGGGCTGGAACTGCCTGAATATTACTCATCACCTATAGGCGATTCGTTCTAGTCAGTCCCTATAGGCCCGATCATCCTTGTAACGCCGATTGCGGGAAGCGGCACGATCACGCTTCTTCTCGGTAGCCATAGCAACAGTGCGGGCAGCAGCCTTCTTGGCAGCCCCACGCCTGACAGCAACCTGAGTACGACGGCGACCAGCATCAACCTTATCAACGCTGACAAGCCTAGCCTTGGAAGCAGCCTTCTTCTGGGCTGCACCCTTGCCAGCACCAGACTTCTTCTTTGGCGACATGGCAGGCGAACGACCAGCCAACGGACCAGCAGAACCAGTAGACTTCTTGCGAGGCTTCACACTGCTGGACCCACCGCCAGCCTTCTTTACGGGGGCAGTACGAGCAGTCCGACCAGCAATCGTAGACGGGGCTTCGCCGGGACGACGCTTTGATTGCGGCTTTGTCTTGGCCCTTGGCGGAGCCTTCGGAGCATTCATCATCTTGCTGTAACCCATAGGATTAGCAGCAACCTCAATCGCCGCCTTACCCAGACGCTTGGCAATCGACTTCTTCTTGCCAGCCGAATCATAATCCTTGTAACCCTTACCCTGAGGCATGATCACCTACCCTTCCGTCGGCCAGCAGCCGACTTTTTGCGTGGAGCGCCACCCTTGAACGCAGTGCGACCACCAACAGTTTTTCTCGGATACTTCTCAGGATAACGGTCAGGACGAGTAGACTGAATGCTACGACTATAAGAACGTACAGCCCTAGTGTAAGCCCGAACAGGAGCAGCCAAAGCGTCACCGATATCTCCCAAATCAATAGCAGGTTTCTTAGCCATGTTATCCCCTGAATGCGATCAGGGGGAGAGGGCCGAAGCCCCCTCCCCCAGAATCAATTGTTGATTGATCAGGCGGTGCGGCCCGTCAACTTGCCCTGCTTCGCACGGTTGCGGCAGGTCAAGTTTCCGTAGCACATGATCAGAGCGTAACGGGCATCCAGATTCTCAGGACGCACGAAATCGGTCTGCTCAAACCACTTGCCCGAGTGACCAACGAGGGTCAGGTACTTGCTGTTCAGGAAATACATGACACCCGCCTGACAGTGAACGTCGTAGGTGACGGGAGCCGACTTGAACAACAGGTTCTGGAACCCAGCGTCAGCGGTCTTGGCATCGGTGTACCGCAACTGCGGCTGAAGCAGCGACTCGTACTTCTCAAAGAGAGTCTGAGTCGTCAGCACCATGTCGGGATGGTCGTTACCAACCGACACCGAGTTGTAAGCGGTAGCCATGGCAGCGAGGGTGAGAGCACCAGCGGTACCCTCCTCGTAAGACTGCCAGAAGGAGTTGCCAACGCCAGTGGCGTCAATGCCACCGACGGTGCCAGCCGAATCAACCAGAGCCGCAAGCCCCAGCCAGTCCTTGCCCGAGTTGCCAGTGCCATCGGAGAAGAACATCTGGTTGAAGCCCTCACGCATCGACTCCTCGGCCTGCATGATCTTGGCCTCAAGAAGATTGATGATAGCAGCCTCGCCGTTGTTCTTGGCTTCCTCAATGCCCGAGATAGCGATGGACGCAGCGTACTGCTTCCAATCGTACTCGGCAGCCGACATGCCTTCCTGAGCGGTCAGCGAAATGGTGTCGTAACCCGAGTACGAACCGACGGTGCCGTTGAGGCCGTAAACCAACGGCTCCACGATCTTCGTGCCGCCGTCCAGCATGCGGACACGGCCCTTGTCCATCAGGAAGTTCGTCAAAGGACGAGCAGTGAAAATGTTGTCAGTCAACTGATCCCGATAGTTGGCGAGAGTAGTCGAAAGCAACGAATCAAAATTGGCGTTACCAGCCATGATGTTACCTCAATTCTAAAGAAACGGAACGGATCACATACCCATCTGTTGCTTGGCAAGCGCCCAAGCCTCATGGATGGAACCGACCTTCCCCACAGGCTGATCCGAAGGACCGTTCGCAGAAGCACCACCCTCAATGAAAGCGGCCTCACGCTTGGCATCCACCACCTGCTGATTCTGGTTAGCCAAAACCTGCTCGGCAGAAGCCTGCGTTTGAATCTTCTGCATCAAACGATCATAAGCAGTCTGCTTGTAGACCGCCTCCAGATCGGTTGTTCCCATCCGCAAAGCGGCGGTAACAACTTGCTGTGCATCAAAGTCATCGTATGTGGATTGTAGACGAGAAATTTCCCGCTGCAACTGCTCGTTAGCACGCTCTGTCTCATACTGCTGTAGGCGCTGCTCGGCTTCCCACACACGCTGCTCCAAAGGATCATCGAACTGTGGGGTTTCGGGCTGCGCATCCGCCACCATCTGCTGGGCTGCTGCTACCCCGTAATGACGGGACAACACCTGCAAGGTGCCTTGCGGATCAGATTCAAGAGCCTGCTGCAAAGTCTGCGCAAACTGGAACTGTTCCCGTTGAGAAGCCAACTCTTGAGTCTTGCGAGTATAATCAGCCTGACGTTGATATCCCTGAAGCGCCTCACTGAAAGGCACATCCAGTTCTTCACCATCAACCTTGACCTTGACATACTTTCCATCGAAAGCAGTCGGATCAACATACTCGTAAGACGGAGAATCAACTTCTCCTGTTTCTACTCCCGTGGTTTCCCCGACAGATTCGGGACCAACTTCAGTAGTTTCAATTTCAGACACAAAGTCTCCTATCCAGAGTCCACTCAGGTTGCTCTACTATATAGAAAATGCGTTCTAAAAATTAGATCATAGGCGGCATGGGCGCACCCTCGGGGGGCTGCCCAGCCGCCAAAGCCGCCAACATCATAGGATCAATCGGCGGAGCACCAGCACCCATAGCACCCATAGCATCCACAGGAGGGGCGGGCATCGGAGGCGCACCCATCGCCATCTCGTCAGGCTGTGGCTGCTCGGGGGTGGTCATAAACATCTCGGGGTTCTTCACACCAAACCCGAACTGCAACACATAGGCACCCAACTTGGCTACGTCAATAACACCAGCGGAAACAAACGGTGCCATAGCGTCCACCATCTGCAATGCAGACTGGCGACGGTACGCTTCGTTAGTCGGCTGGGTTGATCCAGCCGCCACCTCGAAATCAAACTCGCCGTCAATATAGTCACGGTCAAACGTGACCCACATCGGCTCGCCATCACGGGCAGTGATGCGAGCCACCTGCTCGCCAGTCATAAACTGCTGGGCCAACTGAAGAACACGGCGACCCAACTTGGCGATACACGTTTCGATGACGGCCAACTTGTCCGCAGTCCTAGCGTTCTGCGCATCCTGAATCAACGCCGCCTCGGTAGCGGTGCGGCGAATCTCCGATACGCCGCCACGCATAAACTCGGTGACACCAGAAATCAATTCGATATCAGTGCGAATCAACTCTGATTGATTGTAGAACTCTGGCGGGTTGATTAGCGCGGGGAACGGAGCAACCGCATCAGCCAACGGCATGTCGCCCTGCACAGGGACCATCACGTTATCTTCATCCGATTCCAAAGCGGCACGACCGTTTGAATCAAAGTTCGTTTCACGGTACAAATACTTGCGGGCATACCGTTTGCGATGATTCATCATCTGGGTGCGAGTTTCATTCAACTCACGTTGCATCGGCTCAATTGCTTCCAAATCGCCCATCGGGTAGAAACAATCAGGGATGTCATAGTTCCGCAACATGACAAACGGATGACCGAACGCATACGGCTGCTTCTTCGGCTTGATCAAGAATGATTCGCCACCATCAGCAAACACCGACACCGTGTTGTTCTTCAAATCATAAAACTCGTACACATCGGCATAACCTTCGTCCTTGTCATGAATCTTGCGGGACGAAGGATCATCAGTGTAACGGGCATACGAAACCGCAGGCACATCCTCACGGGCATTCTTGGCGTACCGTTTATCTGTACGGACATCATTCAACGTGCGACGAACACGATGACAAATCCACTTGGCATCATCCATGCTGGTCGCATCAGGGTCAACGAACACATCGAACGGAGAAACACGCTCTACGAACGGCTCATCTTTCGTGACCACCAAAGTCGTGCTAGTGACATTCTCCTCAACATTAGCATCCGACACATCTTCAAAGTCACCGACACGTTCCTCCTCAACATAACGGTACCCGACCTTCAACCAGCCGTGACCAACAATAAGAAAATCTTTGACAGCGGAACGGAAATGATCTTTGAAGTTTCGGTGCCGCCACCAATAGTTCACCACCGCTTCAGCAATAACAGCCTGACCTGCATTATCAGGATTCACAGCATTCACCGTGATCTTCGGATAGTTCACCGAAATCGACGGGGCAATCACGTTCACCGTAGAGAACGCAAGGTTTACCAAAATGCGATCTTCCTCGGCGTAATGCTCGTAATGCTTGCCTTGATACAAGTCCACCAGACGACGCCAAGTATCATCATAATATTCCTCACGCCGCCAACGCTTAGACTGCGTAATCTTCTTGCGATATTTCGCAAGAATCTCGTTATTACTAGGGCGTGCCATCAGGACTTGATATAGGTTTGGGCGACACGACCAACAAGGTTCCACACCGCAATCGCACCAGCGATAGCGGCAGCCTTGAAGAACGACACATCAAACACGGCGGCAGTCAACGGCGAAGCAGTAGCACCCGCAACAAACGTAGCAACCGCCCTGTGGAAAGCATCCTTATAGTTCATCAGTTCTCCCTATCTAGATGCCACTCAATGTGGTCATCCAATCGGCCATCAATCTTATCAACCTTATAATCAATGCGATGCAACAGTTCACTGTTGCGAGCATGATCCTTATTGTTTTCCCGTCGTGTCTTTTCAATCAACGTGGCAATGATGCCACTGGGGGCCAACACGGCCAACACGATCTGCAACCAAGACGCCACGGCAAATCAATTCACACGTTCTGGCACCACGCCATTGGCCTCAGCATTGCCAAGGATATCACGTTCCCGCTCCCTGAGGGTCGCACCATGAAAGTTGTCCCTACCATAAGTAAATCCAAGGTTCACCGACTTCACATGACAGCCGAAACAAATAGCCCCCCGACGAGGAACCACATCAAACGTGAAGGTTCGGCCACAATTCTCACAGATCAAAGTACCCATCACAAATACCGATATCGTTCTAATCTAGCGCATATTCGACCGATTCCGCACATTGTAAGAAGAAATCGGCACCCGTCCCGGCGATTCCTCCGTCATCAAGAACTGTTCCCACCAAATCAAACTGTTCGTAGGGATCGGGGTACCAGCATCATACTCAGGCAACCAAACATACTTCAACATCTGATTAGCAATAGCCAGCGATATCACACGGTCATCGTGTGGGCTGCCCGTCATCCTACCATTATCCTTGCGCACATAGGTACGCAACTCCCCAATAGTCATGCTGCACAGAATCTCCAATGATTCCTCACGGATAGCGGCAGCCAACTCGTCAATCATCAACGGCTTAGAGGTGGCGCTAGTGCGCCACCCCAGAATGTCAGTAGGTTTCGCCCGAGCCTGAGCAAGTCGGCGCTGCTTATAAATATTCTTATAGCCGTACCGTTGAATAGCCTTCAGCGTGGTTAGACCGTGGTTGTTATTCTCAACGCCCAACAGGGCGTTGTTGTAAAATGAACCCAACTCTGCCAGCAACGCACCAAACAAATCGGGGGCAATGTGACCATGCCAGTGAGCGACCACAAGACCGCTGTTGGCATCGATCACATGGGCGGAACTGAAGTCGCCGTAAGATAAACCTTCGGCAACGTCAGCCCCCACAACGTACACGCCGTCCTCAACTGGTTCTTCCCACATGCGGAACGGCCCCTCGGATGCTTCCTTCAAACCATGCCATTCGTCGTTGTCATAAATGAAATCACCGACAGCGGGTTCCGCAGGTTGAATCATTGCCAACACATCAACATCAAACACAGGGTTACCTGATTTGATAAACGCTTCCTCAGGCAACCTAGGGTACTCTTGATGCAACTGCCACAACGGTGTGGTCCGTTGCTTGACCTCGTACCATGCTTCGTCACGGTCACCAGCAGACCACGGGAAAAACAAACCTTTGAACAAGTTGGTTCCCGTCTGGGAACCAACCCACATCTGGTGAAAAAAGTTGCCGGAACCGTTGGCCGTGGACAACGTGATGATTCGTCCGCCGACATCAGCAATCGGCTCAATAGAAGCCCACGCTTCCTCCGAGTTCGGTAGGAACGCCATCTCGTCCACGATCACCAGATACACCGATTCGCCACGGGCAGGATCATTGCTGGACGGTAATGATTCGACAGCCGATTCGTTATCAAACACCATCTTCAACTGGTGGTCCGTGATCTGCGATGGGCCACGTTCCTTCATCCATTGCGGTAGCCAACGATATCCATACTTGGATTTTTGCAATAGTTTGGCGGCCTCACGCTCCGTCCGACTCAGCATAACAATAAAACGGTCGGGCCAGAAGAACACCAGCCAGAAAGCGTAAGCCGCCGCCAACGTGGAGAACCCGATCTGACGGGCCTTTAGCACAATGTTGTAACGGTTGTTGTGCCACGCTTCAATGGTTTGCTGTTGGGCTTCACGCAACTCAAACAATATCCGACCCCGTTCAGGGTGTCGGATAAACCAGTAGTTCTCACAAAAATAGAAGAACCCTTGGACTTGTTCGTCGGGGGTGTCGCCACCTTTGCAGGAACGCCATTCACGTTCCAACAACAGTTCGTTTAGTTCCATAGAAAGTTATTGCGGTACAGTATACGGCTTCCGCTTAGACCACTTCGGGGGCAGAACAACCAGCAAGTCTAGCGACTTGCCTGCGTTCCGCCACTGAGTCAAACTGTAAGTGTCACCACCGCTAGAGGTTGCAGTCTTGAACGTCGTCGTGAAGGCATCCACAGACGAGCCGCCCACACCTGCACTACTGGCGGTACGCAACGAAGCCTTGGCAGACACAATGCTGTGTGTCCCGACACCAGACCCGCTGGCCGTTTCCACGGCGGTACGCAACCCGACCGCAGTTTGAGAACCGGAACCCGCTCCTGTGGCCGCATCGACAGCGGTACGCAAACCAGTAGCACTGTCACCTGCCGTAGCACCACCAGTGCCAGTAGCAGTCCTAGGGATGATGTTGACACCAACAGCCGAACCAGTGGAGGTGCCAGAGCCTACGGCGGCGGCACCCTTCTCACCAGTATACAGAACGTCAGACTGACGGTATGCGGTGTAATGGTTCCTGTAGCCACGGTAAATGGCAGACACATCAACCGTTGTATAGGTGACGGATGATCCGCCCGCACCTGAACCGCTGGCAGTTTCCTGCTTGACTACTGCACCTTGATACGAAGCAGTGCTAGAACGGTACGCAATGTTTGGGTCGGTATAGGCGTTGTTGATTGGGCCGACACCCTCAAACGTAATGTTTGGGGTGTCATATCCGTAGGCGTCGTCGTAGATCAACGACATGATTATTCACCTATGTCAAACTGAAACCATCTCTGGTTTATCTCGTCCCAAAAGTAAGTAAGACCGTCATCAGGCTTGGGTACTGGGGCAACCCAACTGCATGCATCTTCATCAAACACCCAAGACTCATACTCTTTTAGCGGAATAAAAGCATCCCTTGCTTCATCCCACGTTGCTCCGGGGCCAGCATAGTTCTTGCGGAACGGGACACCGCCCTGAACATGCTCATTAGCATAAGTATTATATGAGGTGCGCTTGCACAACATGCCATGGAAATTTCCGTAGTATGTTTCCCAGTCGTCAACGCCATCTACAAGTTCATATTCATGTCTGCCAGTAATAACTTGAACAACAACATTGTTTTCGTCAATTAGAGCATAGTGTGCCACAGCGTCACCTTTCAGGATTCCCACACAATGCTGTCTGATCCAGCCGTAAATTCAAGAACAGTATATGTGGCATCAGAGTTAGCATCGCTGTACGTCAATCCTGCACCTATTGTCGGAAGCCGAGAACCAGCAGGGAATCTCAAAATAACAATCCCTGATACCCGATAAGCGCCAGTATTTACGACTGCAACAGCCGCTCCAGTGCCTTTGCCATAAGCCCTATAAACTGAAGTGCCAGTAATGGACGAATACAAACCAGCGCCACCATTACCAAAAACTACGTTATCTCCACCGCCTTCGCTAGCAAAACCGCCAGCACCACCAGCGCCTCCACCACCGCCAGCCGCAAAACCGACTCCTTCACCACTTGCGCCACCACCGTTGTAACCTTGACCAGCAGTTCCACTTCCCCCACTTCGGGAACCGCCGCCAAAGATTTCACCGCCGCCGCCACTTCCACCAGACGCTCCATTGGTGCCGGGGTACCCGCCGGGGGCGTTGCCGCCCCCGCCAGTGCTTGTAATGGAAGCAAACACAGAGTTGCTGCCTGGGGTGCCGCCCGAATTACCTCCACCAGCGCCAACAGTTACCGTGTAGTTGGTATCTTCTGCGGGAACCAATCTGCTTTCGGCAGACGAATTGCGGCCAGAATTTTCACCTACAACCGACGAGCGGTAACCGCCAGCGCCACCGCCAGAGTTGCCTGCGCCGCCGCCACCAGCAATAACCAAATACTCAACCCATTCAGGCATACGGGTCTTACCAAACCGGAAAGCGCCCCTAGCAGGCTGAGAGACCGCACCAAGAATCGGCATCAGGCAAACTGAACCTGCTGAGCCAACACCGTGAACGTAGCGCTAGCAGTCTTGACAACAGTAAACAAGTAAGCATCAACCGAACTGGCATTACCCGAAGTTGGTGCAGAACCACCCGACCACTTAGGTGTTACCGCAGAACCATCAACCTGAAACGCCGTCGGATAATAAGCAGTCGCACCGTTGGTCACTGCGTGAACAACGGTGACCGATTCACTGACAGCCAACACAGAATCAAGGCTGGTAGACCCGTCCCCTCGGAAGTTGTACGTCCAGTTCGCCGTTGCATCAGCCGTAAAGTAATGAGCGCCAGACGTTAGCAAATCGACGTTCACGGTTCCTGTGGCCGTTGTTGCTGAAATGGTCCACAACTCCAACGGAGCCTTCAACGTCAAAGCGGTCGGCTGATTCAGAATGTAATCATGCGAAGTCGCAACCGCAGAACTATTGACACCAACCTTTGCCTGAAGGGCCTCAATAGCATCATTAGCGTCAGCGTGCTGGGTGTCGTGCGGCGGACTATCAAGAGTGTCTACTGCGGTTGGATTCGTGAACGAATCCAACGACGACGGAAAATTGGTAGCCATCAGTTATTCTCCAATCCGAAAGCGGCACTGATTTCGTCAACGGTCAGTCCCAATGCGGCCAACTTGTCAATAGCGGACTGACGGGCCGCTTCTTTGGCGGCCACAACGTCCTGTGCGGCTTGTTGGACGGCGGGCCATGCCGCATCCAACTCGGCCTGCGACGGCTTCGGCGTGTCTGACAGCCATGTCAGCCCGTCGTAAGTGTCACCGACAAGGACGTATTCGGAGCCGGGGTAGTTGGCTCGGATTACTGCGGCGTAGTCAATCATGCTCCGACCTCCATCAGAGTAATACTTGCGGTGTCGTTGCTGTAGCACGAAAACACCGACCAAGCGGTGCCGTTGCTTGCGATGTATTGCTCATACGTCGTCGCGCTTGTCGTCGCTGGACTGTCCATAAACGTAAGCGTCCCGTTCCATCGAATGTCACGGGGATGTAGTTCGTTGGCGTTGTAACCGAACTGTCCGAAGTTGTGAATCTCGGAGCCGCCACGATACAACTTCGACAAGCCGCGACCGCTATCCGTCGTCCCGTTGTTCTCATTCCATGCCAACATCGGGTTCGTGATTATCACGAACACTTTGGACGTTGCCGACGTTGGCGTGATGGTCGCCGCGACACCAGTAGCCGCATAAGTGGTGGACGACACAAGCACCTGCGTCGAATGGGTTGAGTTTACAACTTGCAAAATCTTGCCCGACGTAAACCCAGCAACATCCGACTCCAACTGGGCAACCTTATAATCCAACGACGTAGTGACAGCCGACGAATCCGCACCCACCTTCGCCTGCAAAGCCTCAACAGCATCATTTACATTCGCATGTTGCGCACTATGGCTGGGCGAACTTAGCGAATCCGAAGAAGTCGGATTCGTCAACGTGTCCAGACTGGCAGGAAAGTTCGTTGCCATATCAGTCCAACGTCAAAGTCAGGCTGGTAATCTGGAACGTATCCCCCGCCTCAAGGCTAGCGGAACTTGTCAGAGCGCCGGTCCACAAACAGTTGCCAGCCGAACTGGCATCCCAAGCAGACCAGTGCGACACGGTTTCCGTGGTGGACACGTTCGTCCAAGTCACGTTCGCCGTGGTCGTCATCGAACCACCAGAGGCCGCACCGAAGGTGGCGGCTTGACGGGTCGTCTCGCCTGCGGCGTTGGAGGTGCCGTCCTCACCGGGATCACCAGTGTGCAACTGCAAATAAGGGGTGGTGACAGAGAACGACGTACCGCCGATTGTGTCCAGCAGTTTGTTCTCAGCATAATTAGAAATCGACATAATCATCTCCCGAAAGTTTCGGTCTACTACTAAAGGTGGATCGTTCTAATCTTCCATGTGCGGGCGCACCCTCGCAGCATGTGTCTTTGTATCCACATGCGGGGCATCGCCACCGTGTTGCGGTTGGCGGGTATTCCATCCCGCAGTTGCCGCATTCTATCATACTAGATGGCTTTCAGTTGACGGCTGTGCTTTTCTCGTTCAGCCATCTTCCCAATCAACTGGTCTAGTTCCTCGTCGGACAATTCGCCCATTGATTTGGAAGCAGATGTTGATGACGGTGCAGGAGTCAACCTGTGGGTTGCCTGCAGATACAAGGTGGCTGCACGGGTGTCGCCACCCAACGCCTTGTTGTACAACGCATCCAACAGCCGTTGGGTGCGTTCAGGTGAACCTTGAAGATCGTTGACCCGACGTTCCCATTCCTTCTTGAAATACTCTTTCTTTTCCCATCTGCGCAAAGTTGACGAATCAACCCCGAGATGCCGAGCGAACTCTACCTGAGTTGTAGGGGTACGCTCATGCGCAGGGGCAAGTAGCCAGTTCAAGTATTCCTCTTGGCGGGCGTCCAGCATTTGTGTTCGTTCTGCCATCACCCTTAGTGTGTTCGTTCTAATCGATCTGTGTTCGCTATGGGGGTATCTGTGTTTCCGATATCGGTTTACAATTTGTTCAAATCCCATAAAATTATTAGAACGGAGCACCTGTATATAGAAGATGATATGGTAACAACCGCCCCCTAAGGGCGGTTGTTCCATTTACCATAGCGACCACAGGGAGCGTCACGAATGGCTTATGACAAACCACAGTTGCGGGAACGCTTGAAGAAAGAAGTGATGGCGGGAACCAAGGGTGGTAAGGCGGGCCAGTGGTCTGCCCGTAAGGCGCAGATTCTGGCCCAACGGTATGAGGCTGCTGGTGGCGGATACAAAGGTGGGAAAACGAAATCCCAGAAGTCGTTGTCCAAATGGACGAAAGAGGACTGGGGTACGAAGTCTGGTAAGCCGTCCACTCAAGGCCCCAAGGCTACGGGGGAACGGTATCTGCCTAGGAAGGCGCGTGCTAAACTGAGCGCAGCCGAATACAAGGCTACCTCCGACAAGAAGCGGCGTGGAACCAAGGCTGGGAAACAGTTTGTGGCGAACACACCGAAAGCCAAGAAGGCGTCCCGATCAGCAAGAAAGGCACGGTAATGCCGAACAAACCCGATCCCCGACTGAAACGTGCTGGAGTCAGTGGCTACAACAAGCCGAAACGGACACCGAACCATCCGACCAAATCACATGTTGTTGTCGCTAAACAGGGCGACCAAATCAAAACCATCAGATTCGGTCAGCAAGGCGTATCTGGTTCCCCCAAGAAGAAAGGCGAGTCCGCATCCTATGCGGCTCGCCGCCGATCATTCAAAGCCCGACACGCCTCCAACATCGCCAAAGGCAAACTTAGCGCAGCATACTGGGCAGACAAAGTAAAATGGTAAACAAACCGTACACCTTAGTAGATGTTCGCAACACGATGGCCGCCATCCTCGGAGCATTGATCGGATTGAACCTAGTGTTCTGGACGATCATCTCCATAGCGGCCCACAACATCAAACGGTCCATCCAGAACCGCACCCTGTAACATTTTACAAAATGTAAACAGCAACGGGACTCCTAACGAAACAAGGGTGGGGGTATCCAATAGGGTGCTCTGGCCCTGAACAGTTAGAATCATACACCCGCGAGCGTGCGCACCCCCCCGTGTACCCCCCCGTGCGGCGTGCAGGTCGTGTTGCCCGAGGCCGACCGTGCTCCCATCCGCCCATTTCAGCGCGGATTTTCGGGTCGAAACGGTCAATCAACGAACAGGCCGCACAATTGATTGACACCGTGCGCAGTTCCGCCTGCGGTGTCGCACATGCGTGTGCCGACCGTATAGGCATTATGCGCAGGTGGTCGGAGTTTCGGCGTCGATTTGACAGCGGCGGTCGGTGGCTGTACCTTTGGAATCAGTCGGCGACGACCGAAGCAGTCCAGTCGCAATCACGGCACAAGCAGTCCGCCCAGCGTGGAGC